GTGCATATACTGTGGGGGAACCAGGTCCCGTCACCGGTGCTTTCGCCGGTGCCGCCGCAGACGGCCCGGTAAGGCTCGTCACTTTCTTTTTAAGGTTGTTACTCAGTGCCATCTTCTTCCTCCTTCTCTTCCTCCTTCGGAAGCGGATTCTGTATAATGGAGAATGCCGTCAGCAGTCTCTCCATGTTCTCGACTCCCTTTACATCCAGGCCGTTCAATAAATTTAGCGCCCTAATCACATCAGCTTCTCGGTACTTCACCGTCTTCTCCATCTACTACCTCTTTCTTATCTCCACACCAGGGGCATTCTTTCCACGCATCCTTCCAGAGTGCCGGGTCAAAGATTGTGTGGATATCGTGTTGACAAACTGAGCATTTATAGGTAAATCCATTTACTTTAATCCATGTCCCCATCATTCTCCTCCGCCTTCCAGATCTGATACTCTGTCATCCAGGTCCGCCAGCCATGCCTCGGTATCCAGGAACATCTGTTGTACCCTTGCAAGGTTGAAGTCATTGATAACCAGTCCGCCGTTTACCACCACGTTCCCGGATGCCTCGACAGCAAAGATAAAATCTGAGCTGGATTCCCATCCTGCCCAGAGGTAGTATCCGCTGCTTGTTGTAGGTGTTCCGGACATGCCGGTTGTCAGGTCATGCGCCTGCAGGACCTGTCTGCCGTTCCAGTCCTCAACATAGAAGTCACCAATCTTTACATCGGTGCCGTCTGCATAGAAACCTACCTTGTTTCCACGCTTCGCCGTGATGGTCGTTCCGGAGATGCTTCCACTCAGTACATTGATTCCGTTCGCGTTCCATTGCCCTATGACCTGTCCGGAAGCATTCTTCATGGTGAGACCATTCAGATCCCATCTGCCAATCTCCACTCCTGTGGAGTTCTGTACTGACATACTTCCTGCCGTACCGCTTCCGCCTACCGTGATCGCGGTACCTCTGATGGATCCCTGCTTGACATCTATCCCGTCTTTGCTCCACCGTCCGATCTCCACATCCTGTGAGTTCTTGACGATGACCTTTCCGTCCTTGCCGTTTCCGCCCAGCGTGATCTCTGAGGAATCCATGGTGGATGCGGATATATGCCCGGAAAACTTTCCGTTCTTCGCCTCGATGGAACCGTCAAGACCTATCTTGAAATAGGAGTTGACGGTCACAAGGCCTTCCATCTTTATCTTGTCCGCCTGGATCTGTATCCCTTCCTTGGACATATTGATGGCAGCTACCACATTGTCCTTGTCTACCATCGAAAGGGATATCTGCTCCAGGGAGACTTCGATCGCACTCTGCTTCTCGCCGTCTGAGACATACTTCAGAAGTGCCTGGTCGTTGTAATTGTCCTCCGGTGAGAGGTTGTCGAACATATACCGGAGCTGTTCGTTGAGCTTATATAGGTATGACTGGATCTTTGGGAAATCATTGAGGGAGGAAATATCACCTGCGTTTCCAAGGTTGAATGCTGCCATTCAGCTCCGACCCCCCTTCGATGTTGATCGCCATCGCCATCAGCTTGATCTGCCCCTTGCCCTCCATCTTCCAGCGGAAGCGGTTGCACCGTCTTGCGATGATCGGCAGAGTATATGTGGTCTGCTTCGTGCTATAAATGGTTCCCTTCTTCTCCCAGAGAGGATCATCGTCGTATCGGAAATAGATGTTGGCCTCCGCTCCGGGGGAGAGCACGAAATTAAACTGAGCCTTGCTGATGTACTTCTCATCCAGGGCATTCTCGGTCAGGTCTCCTGACTCGATGGACCACCAGATCTGCTCGTCGTTCTCGCCGGTGATTGTGGTCAGTTCCTTGTTTCCATCGATGTAATAGAGCCTGCCGTCGCCATATGCCGTGAAATCAAACTTGGTGTCGTCCTCGACATCCCATATCTGATATTTTGGGTCATAGGTCAGCAGCGTCTGCTTCCCGTCCTTAAGGCAGGACAGGTAGTATATGTTGTTCTGCTGTGAAGCTCTGGCCTCTGTAAGCTCTGAAATAATATTGTTGGAAATCTTCAGTGGGATGGACCCATCGTATGCATAGACTCCGTTCCTGCCAACATAGTAGAGGGTCTCCGCCACCACCTGCAGGGAATCCTCGCACCCCTTCCGCACTCCCGGTGCATTCCTGCTGTTGAGCTGGAAGTTTGCCGGTTTCGCGCCGAACATGACATGGATGCTGTTTTCCTTGAAGAAGAGAACATATCCGGAATGGGATATGCATCCGGTGAAGTCTCCATCACTGCCCACCGTGACTGTATAGGAGTCTGTGGACAGTCCTTCGTAGCAGTTCCAGTTGGTAGGATCTCCCAGCTTGGAAGCATAGACTTCGTGGTTGAGAGAGTTGCATCCCCAGAGCCGGTTGTTGTGCTCACAGACAAAGTCCATGTCGGGGGACTTTCGCTTGATGGTGATTCCGGAGGACTGGGTAAAGGCTGTTCTCTTAACGATGATGTCCTCTGCAGATGCCTTCGTCCTGGTGATGGTGACTCCGGATGCCTGGGTAAAGGCTGTGGTGAGTGTTCCGTCTACAAGAATGTAGTTTGTTCCTGCCTGTCGGATGGTCTTGGTCCCGTTGTATGCAGAGTTACTGCATCCCGCGATGGTGACCACATCCCCTTCCGTGAACATGGTTCCGAGGTTCCCCCCGGAGATCTTGGTCTTGTCTGACCCCGCGTAGTAATATTCAAATGTCAGGGTTCCGGACTGGGTGTAGTTCTTCGCCGGGAAGGAACCGCTGATGATGATGTAGTTCGTACCTTTGGATGTGACGGTTCGGTCCGTCACATTCAGCGCAGAGTCGGCGCATCCGACTACCTTTACCCGGTCATTTACCTTGAATTTCTCATGGATTCCGGTACCATTGATTCTTGTACTGCTGCCCGATGCCAGGATCTCCGCATCTCCTGTCCAGCTGTTCTGGATGGATGCGGTCACAACAATATAGTTGGTGCCGATCTCGGTAATAACCTTGGTCACCGGCTGTCCGTCTACCTTGAAAGCATCGTCATTTACCCCTGCAATCTCGACTCCGTCGTACTGCTTCACTGCGTTCTGAATGCCGGTGGCAGTAATCTTCGTGAACACAGAGTCTGTGGACAGCTCCTGGAATGTGATGGTCCCGGACTGGGTATAGGATGCTTCAATGGCTGTGATCTCTCCTGTCGCCGTGTTGAATATCTTCTTATCCGGGAATATGCAGATATAGGCTCCCATACCTACAATCCGCTTCCTGCCGTTTGTGACGGTCAGTCCGGAGACTACCTCGCCGTTGTAGTAGCAGGTTGTTCCCTCGATGTAGAACAGATGGTTCTTATAGTAGAGACCGTTCGGTACCGAGAAGGTCCGCAGCGTGGTTCCTCTCGGCAGTCTGGTTGCTATCGCAGGATAGAGCCGGTCAGACATGTTTTTCATGGCGGAAAACTCTGCCGGTGCGCTGACCAGGTTCTCGTTCAGTCCCTTGAAAGCTCCTACCGCTCTCTGTCTCTTGTTCGGATAACTGCTGATAATCGGGAGTCTCATGACCATACCACCGGTTTGGGATAGTGTGTCCTGCGGTACTCCGCTGCATAGTCCGCCCAGGCCGCTGAATGCATCGCCGCATCCGCGTTGTATCGGTCGATCTCTCCGTTGGTGTAGTCCATCTTTGCGTAGAGATAGGTCTCATAGACATCTTTGTGTTCATCCGGAACCAGTAACTCCTTCTCCGCATCCAGCTCATACTGATACGGATTAAAGACCACCTCGTTCCACATGGCACGGTTGATCACTGCCCGGACTACCTTTGCTTCGATCTCATTGACCCATCCGGTCTTCTTGTTCTTGTCAAACTGATTCGGGCGATTCTCGTCCACTTCAGCGATGAGTTCTGCCAATGTCATTGCCGGTCCTCCTTCTTTTTCTTCCACGATAGACGATTTCCGCGAAAATATGCACCTACACAAAAGGAGCAGAGGTTTCCCTCTGCCCCATAAATAAAGGAGGTGTGCATGCTGTTACGGATTTGCTTCCAGCCATGCCTCGGTTGCCGCTTTCCACAGCTTCGGGACATCTGCAAGTTTCCATGCCTCTCCGGTCTTCGGATTAATCTCTCCATTCTTGATCTTGGTGCCGTAGAATCTACCCATTATTCGCCTCCCATATCAGAAACCGTTGCCGCGATGTCTTCGATGGCTCCGTCCTGGATCTGCTGTCCTTCCTCCAGGGCATCAAGTCTCAGCTCCACGCTGGTCTTCTCGCGGATGCCAAAGGTTACAGAGACGGTCTCGTCCTCGTTGTCCTGTCTTACCGGTGCGGCAGTCAGGATCATGTTGTGGTACTCGCCGGTCACCTGCTGCTCTCCTTCATACTCATGGATAAAGGAAACCTCAGCAATGTTCTGCGGAGTGAGTGATGCACAGACTGCGACTGCTGCCGTCTCATCCTCTGCTACATGGACGATGTGGTCCAGGGATGCTCCTTCTTCAATCTGGAGCATGGTTTCATCCTTCAGTTTGATATACTCCATAGTTACCTCCTATGCTATTTCGCCGTACCTGCGGTACGACATAGATACGTTTTCTTCTTTGACATCACAGTAAATCATGGTGGTGTCAATCTTGCTGTGGCCCATGAGGGCCTTAAGGTCCTGCAGCGGACATCCCCTGGATGCCATCGTGCTGGCATAGGTCCTGCGGAACCGGTGCGGATGCACATTCTGTACCCCTGCTTCGTTCCCCAGGGCCGTCAGCATCTTTTCGATTCCCCTCTTTGTCATCCTCTTATATGGTGCTCTCGATGATGCGAAGAGAGGTTTCCCCAACAGGTCTTCCCGGCTGATATGCTCTTTGTCCATCCGCCATGTGAGGTACCGGAGCAGATAAAAGCATCCGGTATCGTTGATGTAGCATCTTCGTTGTTTGTTCCCTTTGCCGGTGACCAGGAATTCCTGCCGGTATAGGTCGATGTCTCCCACGTTGAGTGCGCAGCACTCACTTACTCGGACTCCGGTGCTCAGAAGAAATTCCACCAAGGCTCTTGCCCGGAAGTCCATTCCGCATGTTACTCTGAGCTTTTCCAGGTCTTCTGTGCTTAAGGCCTCCCGGACCTTCTTCTCTACCTTCATGACTTCCAGTTTTTCCAAAGGATTCTGTGGGACGATGCCCTCCCGGTACAGGAAGTCATAGAAACTGCTGAGATACCGTCTCTTAGACAGTACCGTGCTCATGCTGTTCCCTCGTTTTGCCCTGCACATGCCAAAGTACCACCGCAGGTCCGTTGAAGTTATCTCCGTAAGAGGTTTCCCGCACTCATCTCTGAGTATCCGGATCTCCCGGAGGTACTGGTCCATGGTGCTCTTTGCTCTTCCGCTGATCATCTTCGATGCCCGGAAGAAGTCCAGCAGTCGTTCCTCTTCCGCGCCGATGGCGGTCTGCACAGCTGTGCTTTCCTCCCGGAGTTCTATTCCTCTGAATTTCATGAATAGAACATCCTTAAGAAGTGTCAGCTGTTCGTCTGTGAGTTCCGGTGTCATAGCTTCACATACTGACAGTAAAAGGTTTTCAATTGTCATAGCACTTCACCCTCCTTTACAATCAGTATATGGTATGGAGGATTCGGTGCCTATCGAACAGAAAATGACATTGTCAGTAGTTCACAAAATGAAATCTCTGTCCCTCTGTACGGTCAATGAGAAAACGATTACTCTTTGTCTGGAAGGTCTCGCGTGATACCCGGTTCGCCTGGTTCTCCCTTTACCCCGATTTCAACGAGTCCTTTTCTCCATAGACCCCGTAGTTCCTCTTCACTTAATTCCATTGCTTCTTGCAGCGTCATATTTTCCTTTCTTTTGGGGCACTAAATGATGCTATGTCGTCTCTTGGTGGAAGGCTTCCTGTATTTTCGGTTAAGCAGTTTTACAACACCAAAACAGTAACGTGGACTTTATCTAGTCAGCATAGTGTTGGTGATGTCGCCGTCCTATTCAACGGAAACCAAAAAGTCGCATATTTGATATGTCTTGATGCCACTAATACATTCGCCGAAGTTATCCATGGGACGCATACTGCGACTGTGACAAGGTCAGTATCGGGGACATCAGTTACATATACTTTAACAGATAGTGGTACATTATGGGGGGCGAGCTTGCTTTTTATATCTTGCTCTTAGTTGCACCTAGCTATTAAGTGAAGGACAAAGTCTGCCAAGCAGTCCATGACCCGTTATACTTTACACGTGTATAGATGTAATTGTTGGCATCAGCAAATTGAATTTGCCGAACATGATCCCCGTTGTTGGCACCAAGCACGACGAGGATACCATAACTAGGGCCAGCGCCATTAGTTATAGAGCCGTTCAACCGGTAGACTGCCGTGCCGGTATAGTTATTAAGATTTATGTTGCTGACCAACTTAGTCGGATAGAACAGGGCATCAACGATATTTCTCACTGTCGTCAGGTTGCTGTTCGTGGCCCCAATAGCATCATTTAATGTACTTACATTGTCCGCCAGGGTCTTACCTTCTCTGGCATCCAGGGCATAGCCTGCTGTTGTGGTGGTCAGATTGTTTACGACATTCGCCTTGTCAAACTTGCCGGTGTTGAGTGCGGACAGGATGTCTGTAACGGTCCCGCTGCCGATACCGGAGATGTCCGTGGTTCCGAGCAGTTTGTAAAGGAATCGTACGTTCTTTACTACCTTGGATATCTTTGCGAAAAGGCTTTCGTGTTTTTCTTCGGATGTCAGCGGCTGCACCGTCTCCCATGCCGATGCGGAACCATCTGCTACATCATCGGATGTATAGGTTACTGTGTTGTTTGCGGAATCGCCGGTCGCATCCAGCTTGCCTGCAAGTGTCGGTCCCAGAGCAGCATCAAGTGCCGCCTGCCCCGGTACGGTTACTGCCATACTGGTGTCCAGCGGACACAGCGGTCCTGCCGGTCCGGTCGCGCCAGTCGGTCCCCTGAGATTTGACACATAAATCCATGCAGAGTTGCCCTTGCGGTACATCTTTCCGTTATCGGGATCTTCTGGGGATGCCGACGAAATAATTACATAATCTCCGGTCGCGGTATCGGTTCCGGAGAAGTCACTGTTCATCGCAGCTATGGAGGCATAGGTTTTTGCATATTCAAAACTACTGCCGTCTGCTCCCTGTGGGCCTCGCACATTTCCAATAAGCGTTCTTACTACTGCCATCAGTTTCCGTCCTCCGTCTTCCAGTAGAGATTACCGGTCTCGCTGTCGTAGTCAAATTCATCGGAAAGATCTTCCGATCCTACCGCGTACAGATCGCCGGTATCCTGATCAACATACATCGTGAAAAAGCCTGCAAGGGGTACAGTAATGCCGCTGTCGCCCTTGTCACCCTTGTCTCCCTTGTCTCCCTTGTCTCCCTTAAACTCTCCGCCTGCAAGCCTCTGTTCCAGGTCTTCTCTGAGGTTCTCAATGGCTGTGGCCTGTTCCGCCGCTTCCTGTGCGGCACGTTCTGCCGCTTCCTCTGTGGCCTGCATCTGTGCGATGATTCTTGCGGAGTTCTCTTCCAGGATTCTCGCATTTGCTTCTCTGGTGGTTTCGGATGCAACGCGGGATGTCTCCTGCAGCTGTCTTGCCCGTTCCTGGATCTGCCTGAGTTCTTCTGCCGCTTCTCTTGCTGTCTCTGCGGCAGCTCTTGCCTCTTCTGCAAGGACTCTCGCCGTCTCTGCTGCGGAGAGTGCCGCCTCCAGCTGTTCCAGTTCGGTGAGGTCTCCGGAATACTGGGCAGGAGTATTTATGCTGTCTTCTACAAAGAGTGCTCCGGGATAAGAGGTCCATTTCAGCGTTCCGTCCAGGTCCAGTGCTCTGATCTGTATAAGCACCGTTCCCGGTACCTGGAGCATGCTGTTTGCGATTGTTAATGTGAGATTGATATAGTCATCGGTAACTTCCTTCTCCAGGGCCGCTGTGTCCTTCTCGTCATTGGTATAGGAGAGGTCCAGATGGAAGGACATATTGGAGAGGTCTACTCCGCCTGCCGTAACTCTGCTCAGACGGAACAGCCGGGTCTCCGTGTTGTCATCGTAGTTCGTACCGATGTTAAATTCTTCTCTTGGGATCAGCAGCTCCCTGTTCTTTACAATAATCATGTGCTACCCCAATCTTTTAAAAAGGGGCAGGCCAAAAGACCTGCCCTTGCGGTTACATGTGTTCAGTTTTAGAAGTCACCCAGTTTCTGCACTCCTTCAATGGAGCTCATGAAGTTTCCTGCCATCTGCTTCTGGTACTCGGACTGGTCCAGGATTTCCTTCACTACCCTCGGTACCTTGATTCCGGATACACCTCTCGGAATGGAGTACATTTTTCCATTTACTCCGACGGTGACAGGGGAAGAGTATTTGTCCTTATCGTAGAAGAGAGGCGGAATCTCCACGCGGTCTTCGTCACTATAGGGGACAATCTCTTTCTCTTTCACTTCTTCAACCATGGTTGCTTCTTCAGCTTTCGTTCTTGCCATTTTGCCCTCTTTTCATGGGGATGAGCAGAGGGCGACTCACCCCCAGGTCAGGCAATACCCTCTGCCTAATACCTGCTTTATGCGGTCGCGCCGGTCTCGATACGAACCATGTATTCGTTGACGAGAATCTCTGCGGTCTTTGCGCACTTCCAGCCGATGGTCGCTCTCTGATCCAGCGGGTCAGATGTGCCGCCGCTGCCCTTCTGCTTGATGATGGTCTGCAGGCCACCACCTGCGATATCGGTTACACCGTAAGCACCCTCGCCGATGATCAGCGTGGAGTAGACATCTGCACCGGATGCACCTGCGCCGTCAAAGATCTTGGCCTCGGTGGTCTCTACGAAGCGAACACCGGCAATCTGTCCGATTTCGTTCTTATACATGTGCTCCGGAGAGGTGTACTTCTGCCAGTCTACCCAGGTCGGATCAGACATAAGGTCAAAAGCGATGTCCGGATGGACGATAGCAACGTAGTTGCCGTTGATCATCGGAGTATCCTGTCTCTTGAGGGTTCTTACTGCCTTTCTGACGGCAAGGACAGTCAGCTTATCACTTGCGGTCAGTGCGCTTCTGGAGGACTTGGTGCCGTCGCCGTACTGGACATTGGTACCTGCGTTGATGATCTCGCGGGTTACCGTATCCATAGAACGAGCACCCTGGGAAGCGATGAGCTTCAGAGCCTCTTCTGCCATCGGGTCAATCGCGGTCTGCATTATAAAGTCAGTCAGGCAGACATATCCGCCGTACTGCTTTACCGTGCTAGTCACGATGTATGAATCCAGTGCCTGACCATCCGGAGTCACACCCTCGACGAGAGCTGTGGTGACCTTCGGCAGCTTGGTAAATGCACGGAATTCGGTGGTCTTGCCTCTTCCCTGCGGGATCGGTCTCTTCTGACCAAACTGGTCATGGACCAGAAGCGGGTCTACCAGGTCGATGAGTCTGTCCTGGTAGTAGGTTTTCATCTCATGCGACAGGTTGTTGCCGGTCGTATTGGATGTGGTAGCATTGATAACGGTGTCGAACATCTTCAAGTTCAGCACCCAATCCATAATTTTGCTCATAATCGACTCCTTTAACTGTTCGGAGGAAGCGGTCCGGGGCCAGCGAACCGGTGTGTATCTCTTATCCTAGGGTTACTATCTCACCGGAGAGTGCTCTCCTGGACAGTGCTTCCCTGTCTGCTCTTGTCAGTTTGGAGACATCGGTTCGGACCGTGGCGGCAGCTCTTGCAGAGGATGCGTTCTCACGCGGTCTCTGGCCTCTTGCCGCAATGTCATTGGCAGTTGCTCTGCGGACTTCCTGCGCGGTAACTCTCATGGCTCCCTGGAGGATCTCCGCCTGATGGAGTGCAACATATGCAGACTGCATGTCGATGCCCAGTCGGAGCTGTTTCTGGAAGGTCGGGTTCTCCAGCTCTGTGGCAAGGTCAAAGTCAGGATAGACCTGCTTTACCTGCTCCGCCTCCGCCTGCCATTCAGCTACCTTCTGCTGTGTTGCTCTATCGCGTTCTGCTTCCGCCATATGTGCTTCATAGGCTGCCGCCTTCGCCTCTGCATCCCGGATCCTTCGGTACTGGTCTGTGGTCAGTCCTTCTTCCATGGCTGCTTCTTCGATATAGGCATCGTCAGCAGATACTTTCTCCTGCAGTGCCGCGAGATCCGATGCATCCATGCCGTACTTGGCAGCGACAGTGTTGAGAATCTCCGCCTGCTTGGCGATTGTCTCCTTGTCCTGCTTGGAGTCTCTCACTCTCTTCCGGATGATGCCCTGGATATACTCGTCTGCTTCCTTCTTGTAGTCTCCGCTGATAAGGTCCTTGAAGCTGGGTCTGTCTGTGTCTCCTGTCTGCGTGGTGTCCGCAGTATCGGTGCCTTCTGCACCCACCTCAGTTCCGGTCGCGACTCCGGTTACGCTGGCTTCTCCTCCTGCCGGTGCGGATGCGCCTTCCCCGCCGTCAAAGAGGTTGAGCCTCAGATTCCATTTCTTCATGGATGAATTCTCCTTTTACATCGTCTTTCCGATGTGCCATTTTCTTAAGTGTAGACAATTTTTTTCGTAAAATGCACCCACTTACAGTTCCAGTCTGACATGGTCCGGATACTCGTCTGCAAGCATCTCATAGCCGGTCCGGAAGATGAGCCATGCATTGTTCCAAATGTCGGTACACTTCACATGAAAGTCTGCCGTCACATTGCCGTCGATGGCCTCCGCCGAGAATTTGGTTATGATGTCGCCCTGCTCATAGGTGTTCAGAATGTTAAGCATCGTGATGGTGTGATGGGATATGGCGGCACATACAATATCGTTTCCCGGATTGTACATGGCATGCCCGTGGATACTGATTCGCACGTGGTCCTTATCCTTCATGTACCGGATAGTGGTCATCACTTCACCTCCGCTGACTCCTGGATCCTTTCTCTCATCTTGTCTGCCTGGGAGTTGCCGCGTCTTACCGGCTCTCCGTAGCTGTTCCGTTCAGTCTCCCGGACTGCTCCTTCTTCTGCCTGCGGAAGAGGCTGCCCTCCCCCTCCCTGGGCCTGCATCGCCTGCAGGATCCGGGTGTCGCCGGTGGTATTGGCGAGAAGCTGTGCCATCTCTCCCATGGTCTGCTGCATCTGCTGGAGCTGTTCGTACATCGTTCCATTTGTCTGTATTCTTTCACGCACCTTCTCCTTACCTTCAAAGTCCATCATCTCGATGGTCGCGAGGGCCTGGTCAGACATCTGGGGATTGAAGAAACCAAGGTTATAAAACTGCAGAGCAAGTTCGTTCTGGGACATCCTGCTATAGGGGTTGCTTCTCTGAGCCTTGACCTTGATATCAAATATCGGTTCCTTGGTGTGGAAGTCCTCTCCCATGATGTTCATCGGCTGTCCCTGCAGGGATGCGTTGTTGAATTCCACAAACTCCTGCTGCCCCTTTTCTCCTACGATGCGGAAGGTTCTGGGAGTGTCGTAAAACTGCCGCATCAGCTCGATGACCAGCTTGCAGACTTCTGTGTAGGCTCTGTAGGAACCTTTGATCATGTCACGGGAGCCTTTACTGCCTGCTTCCTGCAGGGCGGCAATGGCGGATCCGGATGTGACTCCTGCTGCCGTTGATCCCTGCGAGAAGTCCCGGTTTCCGGAGGTCTCCTTCAGCTCATCGATCCATGACTGATAGATGGTGAGGTAGTTTCCGGAGAGGTCCTTGGTCTCGATAGGTCTGATGTGGGAATCATCGATGGAACCTGCCACATGGACGATCTGCTGATCCAGGTCCTGGAATTCCCTCTGGTTGATGCCGTTCTCATCTCTTGAGAAGTATCGCGGCCTTGCTCCCCACCGGGCATTCTCCCGAAAGTCTGCTTTCATCTCATCGATGTCTTCCTGTGTGCTCTTCATGACATCGATGTAGCCAAAGCCTGCCGGTGTTCCCTTCTCTCTGAACAGGACATCCATGACGAAGGGGTACTGCCCGTGGTTATAGTATCCCTGCTCCCGGTACTCCGGATGGCCCTCGTCATCCTCGGAAGAGTAGAGGATCTCATCATTTACCCATTTGACATACTGCAAGGTTGTCCTGCTGCCTACCTGCGTCTTGTAGTACCAGTCCACGACAATGGATTTGTTTGTGGTATCCACGGTGTCGTCGTAGTTATACTCTTTTACTTCCTTTCCGGTGCCGATGAGCTTTCCCTTCAGCTGCGGATACTGGTTCTCCAGTACCTTATTGTCGATGAGCATCGGCAGGAAAATGTTCTGGGAGTCCTGGATATCCTGCACTCCCGGCTCCCAGTAAAACTGCAGGAGGTCTACCTGCTTGATCTCGATGTCTCCGAGACCGTTCTGCAGTTCGGAGTTCCATAGGACAGAATAGATTGCCGCACCGGAGCAGAGCTTATCCCATGCAGAGTCAGAATAGACTGCTTCAAAGTCGCAGTTTTCCATGATCACCGGGAGGATGGAGGACAGGACCTTTGCCGCTTCTTCGTCCGTCTGTTCTCTCGGCAGGATTGCCGGTTCGGGATAGTTGTCCATGATATCGGCATGCTTATTCATGATACTGTTGAACAGCCATGCAGACTGCTTCCGGGACTGAGGATGGTCATGCACCGGCTGGATCTCTCCGGTCTCCTTGTTCTTCAGATACTTCATGCGGCGGAAGTTCCGGAAGTGGTTCATCTTCCACCAGTCCTCGTTTTCGATGATCTTCCGGTCAAGGTTTGCCTTGCCGTCCTTGTACTTCTCCAGGAGTCCCTGGGCCGTCCGGAGCTGTTCGATATTGATCATCCGTGGTCTCCCTGCCGGTGCCGGTCCTTCCTGTGTCGGCAGCGGAGGCACCGGTTCTCCCAGCGGTCTCTCCATCTGTGCCGGTTCCTGTGCCAGCTGTTCCGGTCTTGCCATCGGTGCTTCACCAATCGGTACTGCCGGTCTTCTTCTAATAGGCATTTCATTCCTCCTTCTATCAGTTCCACATGTTCAGCGGGTCTTCCTGTGGTGGTGTCCAGACTGCCATCCTCGGCGGATTCAGCGGATTCTCCATACAGACATATTTCAAGGCATCGTAAAGATGGTCTTCCTGCGTGGTGTCCACATCCTCTACCTTATGCTCGTCATAGACCAGAACAGGCAGTGTCCTTATCATGTGCCTGCAGGACTTAAAGACATAGAGCATGGGAAAGCCTTCCCCGTCAAAGGCGAGTCTGTAATGGACCTGCATCAGTCCTGCAAGTCTTGTATGGTCTCCCTGCTGGAAATAGACCTGCTCATGGGCCATCATGTCCGCGATGCTCTCGCCGGTCGTGTTCTGCCATATGGCAGGGTCTGCGATGCCGATGACCTTCCTGCCTCTGAGCATGGGGTCCTGCGTCTCAATCTCCCGTATTCTCTGTGCTATCTCTCGCGGCTGCATCTGCACTCCGGTATCCGGTTCTCTGGTACATCCGTAATACTCTTTAAAGAGATACATCCTGCCGTAATGGTCGATTGCGATCCATATGACGGCAAAGGGTTTTGCATAGCCGAAGTCAAATCCCCGGTATATCTTCCAGGAGTCGTCTATCTCAAAGTCATTGATGACATGAGACCACCTGCGTGTATCATATCCTTCCGGATTGTTTCTCCACTCGCGGAATACCTGCCCGATGAACGTGTCCCAGTTCCCCAGAAGCCATGCCTCGCGGAGTGCTTCCGGGAGTGCTTCCAGCTGATTTACATAGTCCGGATTCATCTCCATCAGAGCTTTGTTGTCATAGACCAGAGACTGGATGAAGGAGTATTCCTCCGGTTTCTCACCTGCGATGTAGTCCCTGTCGATGAATATGCGCTTTATGTAGCCATGACCTTTTCCGCCCGGGTTCATCGTGAAGTAAGTCCTCTTTGGGAAGTTGTTTACACCTCGCATACATGCCGTCAGTGTCTTTATCTGATACTCGGTCATCTGTGTAGCTTCTTCGATGAACAGGACATCATACTCCGTCCCTTGAAAATGTCCAAGGTCCGCATCTGTCGCGCAGTACCCGAAGAGTATTTCCGAACCATTTGAAAAATACATCTCTTTCTTCGTTTCGTTGTACTTTGCTCCCGCTTCCTTTGTTCCTACCTTCAGCAGTTTTTTCAGCGGCTTGATGTGGTTTGCTTCCAGCTCCGGATAGGTCCTTCGGATGATGCCCACATGGATCCCCTTGTACTTAAGGCACAGTGCAACAGCTTTGGCTCTGACTGCCCAGCTCTTACCTCCGCCTGCCTCGCGCCCCACCAAAACCAATAAATTTATGTCTATCCAGGAGAAACAGCTTCTGTTTCTCATTCGGCTTGCCGAGCGCAATTTTCATAGCACCACCCCCTTCTATTCTGCGAATTCTTCACACCCATCGAAGCTGATGGTGATGTTGTTATCGATAGTCTCATCCACAGGTTTATCGCGCCACTTATCCGGTTTCCGGTTCTTCAGCCAGAAGATCTGCGCTGTTACCTGGGCAGGAACATATTCTTCCTCTTCCGCCTGGACGATCTCGTCATACTCCCGTTTCCTTCTGCCGGTCTTTGTGTCGTACTCAATCTTATGGACCTTGAAGGCCTTCTTCAGCGTGACCTTGTATCCCTGTGCGCTTTTGTAGAGCGCATTCTCCACAACACGATCAGCTACTTCCTTGCCTACTTTTAAGGCCTGTTTAATCTGATCGTACTTTTCCTGCCATGTGTAGAGGGTTCGGACATTGATTCCCATGTTCTTTGCGATGTCTTCATCGATGAGACCATCCTTCGCCCATCCCTCAAGTTTTATCAATCCCTCCTCTGTCAACCACTGCTCATATTTACCTTTTGCCATTGACACACACCCTTTCCGGTCGGCGACACCTTTTCTTTTATCATGGCGAAAAAGGCATAAAAAATGCACCTACTCACGGCAGGTGCATCTGTCTCTATCATTTTTTCTCAGTGCCTTTCGGCAATTCTGCGTACCTTCCCCTCATAAGGGCCTTATAGTATGGGCAGTCGGTCCAGTTCTCGCAGCATATCAGTTCTGAATAATCCTTCAGTTCATGGTAGTTCTGGAAGCGGGTCACATGAGAGGTCGCAAATCCCAGGGCCTCCTCATGCATGAGGGACTCGCACTCGATGCCTATAAAACGGCTGGTCCTCAGTATTTTTTTGTAAAATGGACACTTCAGATTTTCCGAAATGCGGTCATTCATGCCCCTATGCCTCCTGCTGTCCTGCTGCCGTGCTGCCACCTTCCGGTGCCAGGTTCTCAACATCCTCCTGTTCTTCTGTTCGGTCTTTCGCAATGCAGGCCCGGATGATCATCAGCTGGTCCTTCACAGATTTGTTCTGCATGCGGCCCATCTCCGTTTCGTGCTGGATATCGATGACAATGTCCTGCCAATGCTCCGATGCCTGGTCCATGTGGGCAATCAGCTCCCGGTGCCTCTGCTCCTCCTGATATCGTACCTTACTGACCATCGCTTTTGACACCTGGAACATTATGTACATTCCGGTGACGACTCCTACTGCCCAGCAGAGCATGCAGGTAATAATCATTGTTGCGGTCATCTGGTTTCTCTCCTCCTCTTTTCTTCTTGAAGGACATAATAAAATCCTATCCATCCCATTATGCTGCTGATTGGAAATTCGTACTTTTCTGTGTCACAACGTGACGCGCAGTCATTTATCATGACCTGCAGGTCCTTATCGGATATCTGCTGCAAATGTGCTCTGCAGATGCCCTGCACCAGATACGAAATGTAGCTTCGTTCGTCGTGGCAGTACCGAAGAGCACATATCATGAGTGTTCCGAGATCTCCCTGCTCAATCTTCGTCGTCTTCTTCTTTGATTTTCCACCCATCATCGCATCCTCCTATGCAGTAATGCTCTTCGCTCAGGGTAATCTCTTCCCTGGTGCAGAAGCAGTCCCTGTTATACTCGCATTTATCCAAGAGGCAATTGACCACTGTTCCTCTTTCGTTCTTCTTGTTCCATCCGTTCATTCCGTATGTTGTCCGGTCCAGTTCGATGGTTGGCATGTGATTTATGGTTGCCCTTACCGATGCTATCAATACCGGTGTGCTGTTTTCGCTTGCCGGGAATGCTGTTTTCAATTCGTCTGCATCAATCAGTCTCATGGTTATCCTCCCGCATATCTGCGCCGCAATGGGGACAGAATTGATAGGTAATGCTATAATCCAGCATGGTTATTTCCCCGCAACATGAACACTGAATCTTTTCTTCCCTGCGCCATTCCTTTTCGAGTAAAACTTCTTTTTGGTCAGGTGTTCTTCCTACCGTCTTGTACTTTTTCATTCCTATAAGTGTCCATCTGCCCCGCTTGCGTTCTGGCTGTGCGGATGGCAATTCGTTAAGCCATGGACCTATTCTGTTATCTGCTGTGTCTTCAAAAATACTATCGCAACGTGCTATCACTCCTATGTTGTTGATAGCCGTTTCTATTAATCGTTTCTTCAGATGCTCTATCGCCGCCTGTCTGCTGATTAAATCATCCATCCTGTTCACCTCTCATCATGCTTTCTGCCATTGCCGCATAGTATGCATCTCGCTCTTCGTCTGCTTTCTCGATAAAATGTCTATCAAGATAACACCCTACTGTTGTTCCATCTTTATCCTCATACTGAAATGGACTGTCCCAACCATCTCCAAATATCGCACACTCCTCGCCTCTGTCGCTCTCATTGCTCCAGTAGTGATACATAGGGCATTTATTGCATTTCATTTCTGTTCACCTCGCATATCTGCGCCGCAGTTCGGGCAGAATGCATATTGCCCGAAATCCTCGATTACGGAATGCACAAAACCGCATTCTGAACACTTATACGCTCGCGCCCATGTTTTTTCTCCTGCTATATCCCATACGGGTGCCCTGTCTTCGTAAAATACCCACTTCCCCCGCTTCCGTTCTGGCTGTGCGGATGGAAATCTATCCTTATCCATGACAGCATAAGCAAGTTTTGTATATCCCATGCTGTCAAGCCATGCTGCAACACCGTATCTGCTGATTCCCGTCTCCCGTATTTCTTCCAGCTGTGCGGATGGCATCAGCTTAACAATTTCTATGAGCTTTAATTTGCGTTTTAATTCTTCTGGTGGCATCGTATAAAGGACTCTCAAAACATCCTGTCTATCAATCAGGTCTTTCATCATCCACCTCCCGCATATCAGCACCGCAGTTTGGACAAAACTCAAAGCACTCTGTTTCGTTTTGGAAGTAACTCCATTCGGTGTGGCAGACTGAACACTCACAATGGCTATTACCATAGTCAATCCACTTCCCCCGCTTACGTTCTGGCTGTTCGGGTGGTAAGCCCTCAATCTCCCATACAAGTTCTTCAACTTTGGCAAATCTGTCATATTTGTAGTATCTGTCCTTCACCGCATCAATTGCCGCCTGCCTGTCGATTAAATCGCACGCGTGCGTTTCCGTGCGTTTTTCGGGCTGTGCGGGCGGCAGATTTTTAACAGCCAGCTTGAACCACACCTTGCAAGATTCATCCTCGACAAGCACACTATCAATGGCATCAATCGCCGCCTGTCTGTCAATCAGATCCTTCATCGTTCACCTCACTTTGCCAGCTTTTCCAACAGTCCGTCCGCCGTGTCGGTGATTGTCTCAATTACAGTTGCCGCTGATTCGTATGTGACATGTTTGGCAATCTCCATTTCTATCATGGTTTCCTTGGAAGGTGTCAGAATTCCCGCCGCGACAAACACTAGCGTAAATACCGTCAATGCAATTAAGGTGTTCTTAGTCTTGCGCATGTCTTCTCCATACATGTCCATCATGGCTAGAGCCAATACGACAGAGGCGATTCCTAAAAACGCCGCCAATAAGAAGAACAAAAAACGTATTGAATCGCACACCTGCAACCAATAGAACCACTTTGGATCAATGATCGGACCTGTCATCCCCTGTTCCCCCTTCCTCTTTCTCCCTTCAGCCTCCGGAGCATGCGGTTCTCCGCTGTGATGACCGGTGCTGTCCTGCTGCCGGTGAAGTTACTGATGTTCAGCAGTTTCCCGATGCTGTTATGTTTACTCTTGTTCGCGTTCCTCATGTTTCATGCCTCTCTGCTCTTTACCTTCGCCCTCCTACTCTGTGCTTCGCCCTCCTACTCTATGCTTCGCCTTCTCACGGCTGGTCCAAGCCTTACTTTTCCTCTGCATCGTATCTCCATGCCATGCACTGCCTTGGCCACGCTTCCTTCGCCGTTCCATTGCGGTCCAACTCAAGGCTTTTCCTATGCTCATCTGTGCGTTTCTTGTCATAGCATTTCCATTGCACCGCTGTTCTTTCCAGCTCCTTGCCGTTTCCGTGCTCACGTTACCTCGCTGTTCACTGCCTCTGCATGGTAAGTCACATCATTGCCGAAACTTTTCTTATCCACTCCTCGCCTTGCCGTCGCATTTCAATTCAATTCCAAGGCTTTTCTGTTCCACTCAGAGTACCACCTTGCCATTCAGCAGCATGTCCTATCTACGCTATGCCGTAACCATGCTCATCTGTCTGTACTATGCCACTGCATTTCAGTGCGTTTCTATGCCTCTTCCCAGCCTTTCGGTTCCTCTGCCCAGCTCCGCTGCCCATGCTTTTCCTTTGCTAGACTTTGCAATTCCCTCGCTTATCTACTGTTCGCATCACCTTAGCGCGACATATCTGTTCATTTCCTTTGCCTCTCTGCTCCCGACCTCGCAAGTCTTTGCCGTCACATTGCACACATTGCGAATCCACTGCAGAGCTATGCGGTGCCAGCGCGACTCACTGCATTCCAATTCCGACGCTATTCCCGGCTAATCCTTTGCCGTGCCATCGAATCCATTCCGATCTATTCCATAGCATATCCTCGGCATTCGATTCCCCAGCGTTTCAAACAAAACTGGGCCGTTCCCTTTCTATGCAATCCTTTGGTCAGCTTATCCCTCGCAGACATGTCATCTCTATGCTGTTCCGATACTGCTCAATTCTATTCCGTCGCCGTTTAATACCGTTCAATTCCTAAACGGATCAATGCTATTCTTTGCCCCTGCGCTTCCCCGCTATTCCTCAACAGCTCACGGCCTTACGCTTCCATGCTGTTCCGCAACAACTCACTGCTCTTCCTTTGCGAGGCTTTGCTACCTCTGCCGATGCTTATTCTGTCACCTCGGCCCAGGTGAATGCACCCTTCCCGGAGTTTCTCCACTGTCCGATGCCGTTGAGAAGTCCGTAGTCCAGCCATTCCTCGATGAGTTTCTTCTTTGACGGGTCCAGGAACATGATGTCAAATTCTACCCAGGCTCCGGGCGCGATGCTCTCGGAGTTGGCAAGGGCGACTCGCTCTCCCTGGGGAGTGCTTGCCCGGAGAGGTCTCTGGCACTCGTCAATGGAGTCGTCCGTATGGATGACGATCTCTCTCTGTTCCGGATGGTCTGCGTCCGCGAAAACAAAGATCCGGAGGTCGATCTCCTTCTTGAATGCTTTAAGCGTAGATGACTTTGTGTCCTTGATCGCCCGGAGCGCAGAGCAGGCGGACTTGAAAAAGCCTTTGATCTGGTAGTTCCAGAAGATAGGCTCCCCTGCCTTGTTTCTTGGAAATACTGTCATGGTCTTCTCGATCTCCGCATCAATACCGATGGCAGCTATCTCCTCTTCTCTGCTCTTCGCATCCGGTGCCTTGGATGCGATGTATTCCCGGTGCAGGTCTGCATTTCCGCTGCAGGTTCCCAGAATCTCGTCTACAAATGTCAGTCTCACTCTCATCACGTTATATTCCATTTGGTACTGCCCCCTTTTTCTCTTCTTCTTCAAGAAGCTCTAATCCTCTTTCAATGGTTTTTACACTACAGGAAAACTCCACCGCCATTTTTTCTTTGCTCCACCGAGCGTTACGCAGGGATCGGAGCTTCGGCATGTCCATTGGTCTTCCCTTTATCTTTATGACAGGTCCATCCGTCTCTTCTGCCGGTACCGGTTCCTTAGGTTTCTTCGGTGCTTTCTTTGCCGGTTCCGCCCTTGGCACTCCCATAAGGTCCACCAGTTCCGCTGCGCACTTTGGGCAGTAGTCCAGGTTTGCTACCTTGCCTGCCGCATCTGGCATCGGTCTCGGCATGAGATCCGGTCCGAATTCCTGTTCCCCTTTGTCGTCCAGCATCCGGAGCACGAATCGGTATGCGTTCCCGGATATCTCTTTCCCGCACCGGTCGCAGACTATCTGTACTCTTTTCATTCATCCTCCCAGACGGAATCATCCGCCTCGACAACAAAAAAGGCATACCCGCAGTCTCTGCACTGTGCCGATCCGTCTCCACGTTTGATGATGTAGTCCGATCCGCAGTGTGGGCAGTAACCGAAAGTATCCGTATCACTTATCCCGCTTGCTTTCCCGTACATTCGTTTTCCTCCCTTCGCATAAATCTGTTCCATCCAGGAATGCAAAACTGTGCGGTATGCGGTAGTCCCGGATGTTTCTCGGATGCCGTTCGCATTTGTGGTTCAAGCAGTTGTTTGCGCAGAACGTAATATCCTCGTTCATGTCCCCTCCTTAGAACCGGAAGTCTTTCGGAAGTATCCGGATTCTTGCGGTTGCAGCTGTCGTCATGGTCGCAATGTCCCTGTCATATCTGATATCCATGTTGTCGTAGAGTGCTGCCGTCAGCTCTTCCGCCAGTCTTCGCGTGATCTCCCTCGCCATCTCATCTCGCCCCATGTATTTCTCCGCTTCCCACGGTATCATTACTTTCGCCTGGTAGACCTGTGCCGGTCTGCTGTCGAGAACAATCCGTGGAGGCTCAAACGGGTCATGTTCCTTGTAATGTGTTCCGCAGTATTCACAGATTCCCCGTCTCCAGTTGATTGGAGCACCGCAGTTCTTGCAGTTTGTTATTTTCTCCATGGCATCTCCTTAGTAGCAGTAATAGTGCCGCAGGGTCTTTACATATACTCCTTTGCCCTGCCGTCTTCCGGACTGGTAGACCACGTTTGCAGGAAGCTGTGAGCCATAGGTCAGAAGGTATGTTGCATTCGCCCAGTTCCTGGCGGTCGGTGTCCTGTTGTAGTTCCCGTCCCAGGTGCAGGCATACTGCCCCTTCTGGAACACCACACCCTTGATGGTGTTGGGGTATCGCGGATCTGCTACGCGGTTCAGAACCACAGAACCTACATAGAGCTGTTCCTGGTCGTCGTAGCACTGAGCCTCACCGCAGATGACATGGGCAAGGACTTCCAGGTCTTCCTGCGTGTAGAGTGCTGCCGGTGTTACCGGTTCCGATTCGTCTGTGATCTGCACCACATCGGCAAGGCACACCAGAGGGCATCCTGCTGCCGCGATGATAAGACCTAGTGCCAGTCCGAGCAGTGTCCGCAGCATCCGTTCCATGGCTTTCTTTCCTCCCTTTCATACCTTTTCTCATCCATCAGCTCCTCGATGGTCATGCAGGGGATATCCTGCCCCCTTGCAAAACCATACTCGCACTGGCATCCCAGGGACTCTTCCCATCCATCAAGCTGGATCACGATGTCACATTCGCCCAGCATGTCAAGGCAGATTCCCATGTACTCCTCACGGTCTGTTGTCCTTGGATTAAGGACCTTTACAAGCCATGATGGATTGCACACATCATCTATCCCCGCCTGCTCCAGCACCTTCTGCGCATCCGAGAACCTCTCGATGGCATCCTTTGTCCCTGATATGGGACCTGATAAATAAGCTCTCATTCCTCTCCTTTCCGGGGAGAGGGTCTCTCTCCCCTATCCTGCTGCCGTTCAATAAGATTGTGAGGTACCGTGATATACCTAATCTCCCGATACCGGCAAGGATTCACTCTCAGGGCGCGGTCTCTTCTCCGGTCTTCCCATCTTCACCCAGTCCCGCAGGTGACGCTCCATCAGACGGTTCTCGTCTGTGTCGTACCAGATACGGTTCGGGTCCAGTCGGTCTCTGTAGTAGTGGAAGGTCGTCTCGCAGGTTTCGTTCCACTCGCTTCCGAGATATTCTCCGAGATGGGATGACTCCCGGACAGACCACGCAGCTTTCCGGATCTCGTCCGGAATCATACGGTCACTGCATGGCTGGAAGTCTTCTTCCTGCTCACGTTGATCTTCCCGGCTCTGGTGAGGGACATCGCGGCCTTCACCCCGTCGTCAGACTCTATGGTTACCTTCCGGATCTCTCCGGACAGGACAGGCGGCACCAGTTCTTCCATGAGGTTCACAATCTCCAGGTCTCTCTGAAATATCTCTCTGACCTGTGCTACGGTGTCTCTCTCCCTCTTCTCCGCTTCCCTGGCTCTCTGTGCGTCTGCGCACTTGCAGAGTCCGGTTGCCGCTTCATCGAGTTCTTTCTCGCTCCAGTTCCCGCCGTCCGGGAATGCTCTTGTCTGTCCGCAGTATCTGCAGGCACCGATCGCCGGTTTTGTTCCTTCTGGCATTTCTCTTTCCATTGTTTCTCCTTTCGCCTGCCCGGAGGATCCCAGTCCTCCGGTACAGGTCTGTCCTTCACTTGGTAATATCGCTGATAGGGATACCCTGCTTTATCTATGCCGTTATAGGTAAGGTCCTGCAGGATGTGGTATCCCTTCTTCGGTATCGGATTAAGGCTCCATATCTTTTTGAGAGTTACGGTTCGTTTCTCCGGTTTCGGGTTTATAAGGTTCCGGGAACAGGAGTATCTCTGTTTCCATCCGCCTTCTTCCGCATAGGTCTTTGATGTCTCCTTGATGAGGTAGGCAGCCAGCCTCTCATAGCTCCCTGTCTCGTCCAGGTCCACATACTTGGGACGGCCTGTTCCGCCTGCTGCCCTCCAGCATCTCCGGATGATATCCTTCGATGTGACGATCCCATCATTGATATGGTTGATAATCAGGTGGTGGTGGATCGCCGCTCTCTTATACTCGGTGACCAGGATGTACTTGTACTCCTCTCCCCGTCTTTTGTATTCTTTCCTAACGAGCTGATGGAACCTCTGGATGATCCCCTTCGCTTTCTCCGGGTCCGGTCTTCCTTCCTTGGGGTCATAGGTCAGGATGGTGTGGAGGTCTCCCGGATGGAAGTTCGCGTTCAGCTTCCGGATCAGTTTCCTCTCGGCCTGCCTGGCATTCGCCTCCCGGATCTCCTCCGGTGTCTTCTTTTCCGGTTTCGCCTTCCGGAGTCCTGACGCTTCCCCTCTGTACTGTTTGGGGATGTATTTGACCACCTCTATGGTGGCACCTGCTCTGTATGTCAGAATTTCGTACTTCATTCGTAAAGTTAATCCCCTTAATCGAGCCGAAAAGTGGCATGGCTGCCACGTTTTCGGCCCCTTTCCCTATTGCATTTTCTGTCCAAATGAAGTACAATTATTTATGTGTAAAGTACTTCACCCTTGAGACCTGTCGCATCCGGGCGGCAGGTCTTTTTCTGTGTCATAACGCTGTCATCAGCTGTGCTACCAGAAGCAGTGCCGCTCCTGCTGCCATCATCTCCATATATCCGGAGATGTTCATAAGGAAGTCCAGGCACGGAGTGCTCTCCGTATCTCCCGTCTGCACTTCGGGCATATGTAATTCCCTTCCCGGATCTGACACAATCGGGATATATTCCAGTCCTTTCCGCAGACCTTGCATCTGATATGCTTTCCACGCTTTCTCACCCCTCATTGCGCTTCCTTTCTTCCTCTCTCAGCCATTGCTGGATCATAAGGATGTTTCTGCCCCTTGCCGAGAATGGTTTCATGGTCAGGTTCTCGGCTGTCCTGACACTGATGCCTCCCAGGTGCTCCGCGAGGTCTTTATTTGTCCATCTCTTCAGTTTCTTCAGCCGAAGGACCTGGCATACGAATTCGTCCTGCGCGTTCTGCACCGTGTTCGCATAGGCTTCCTTCTTCATGCCTTCACCCCCGCATACTCTTCTGCCGATTCTTCGGAATCCTTCGGAGGCTTGCCTTCGACGACATGGATGTGCTTCACCGCATCCACTAACACCTCGAAGAATTCTTCCCTGGACTGGTCCCACATCTTGGTAAGTGCTGTCACGATAAACGCGGCCAGAATGGTTCCTGCCTCGTCTCCATGTTTCTCCGACATAGACTTTATCAGTCCATCCATCGCGTTTATGGCATCATTGACAATGTTCTCTGTTGTTCCTGATGCCTCGAGTTCTACCCTGCCGTTCACACTTTCAATATGAAGCATCCTGCCACCCCCCTTCTGGCATCATGAATATCAGTCTCTCCTTCTGGTAAATGTCCTTGGTAAGATCCATCATTGCCTTTTCGCATGCAGACTCGGTGTCATACTCGGCAAGCCGTATCTCGGTTCCATAGTCCGTCAGAGCAACAATGGATACGACATCTCGAATATTGCCCTCTTTTATGGAGACTTTGGACTGCTCGATGATGTTAATCTCCCGGATGCTCTTCAGACTCAGCAGTGTTCTCCGGTCCTGCGTCATCAAGAAGGTCATTCTGCTCCGCCTCCTTTCGTCTCTGTTCCTGGGCCGACAGGAGTCCCTTGGCGAATCCCACAAAGGATCCTCGGTCATACTCCGTCATATGCGGCATTGCTTGCGCTATAGTATTCAGTGCTCCCTTCTCAATCTCTGTCATGCGTTTTCTCCTTTCACATTCTCCAGTCTTCGCATCTCTTCGATAATTTCTTCCGCCTCGTCTCCGGTCAGCTGGTACTCCCGGATAAGTTCTTCCTTATCTTCTGCTGTCCATCCACCTGCAAGCAGAACCGCAGCTGTTGTGTTTGTGTCTTTCATGTCTGCTCCCTCCTTATTCTTCCTCGATTTCCAGGTCCCAGATGTACCCGGCATCAAATACCCAGTGGTTATCTTCACAAAACGTGAGTGCCTCTTCGTAAGTATCGAATGAGGTAAGTTCTCTTCTTATTCCGCCGCAGCTATACATCATCACCCTTGCCATATGTTTTCCCTCCGTGTTTTTGTTGTTTTACTGATTTCATAATATCAGCGTATGATATTTTTGTCAACACTTTTTGTTGACTGACTGATATTTATTTGCTATTATGTTGATACGGGAGGTGATAATGTGAAAGACAGAATAAAAGAGTTAAGAAAAAGTCTAAAACTTACCCAGCAGGCATTTGGTGACAGGCTCGGCATAAAGCAGAACACAGTTGCTCTATATGAAATGGGTAGAAGTGGTGTTAGTGACGGCATCATCAAGTCTATCTGCCGGGAATTCAATGTTAACGAGGCTTGGCTCCGGACCGGTGAGGGCGAAATGTTTGCTCCCAAGACAAGAGAGGAGACTATCGCAAAGTTCTTCGGTACTCTTCTTGATACAGATATGAAATTTAAGAAGGATTTGATTGAGACTCTCGCTAAACTGGATGAATCATCCTGGGTAGAGCTCGCAAAGATTGCCAAGATTTTCGTTGAGACGGCAACAAAAAAAGAAGAGTAGCCGTTACTGGCTGCTCTTCTTTTTTTCTAATATACCGGAGATAAACCAATAGATATAACTGAGTGTCCGCTCGTCGTCTATCCTGCGTACTATCTCCAGTATCTGTTTCTTGTAGTCCATAGCACTCCACCCCTTTTTAAGACTGCAAGGCAGCTCAATCCCTTGATCAGATTATCGAACATTTGTTCTGTTTTG